CTGCCAACGATCCTTCGCTACGTACGAAAGACATGCCTAAGCGCGGAGCAGAGGACCCGAGGGTCCCTACTGCCCGCGCCAAACACACACGCCAGCGCAGAGGCGGGGCGCAGGGCTGGAGGTCAGAAGAGGGGGGTGGAGGCCTGGGAGACGGCAGACGGCTTACGCCGCTTCCGTGTCCACAAGGCCGCCGCCATCGCTCTCGCGACCCGCGCCCGCATTAGCATTGCGGCGCGTCTGGCTGAGGCAATTAAGCCCAACCTCGACGCTGCGACAGCTGCTGCGGCCGGGGGTCGCGTGGGGCACCCCGCCCGCGTCGGGTACGGTCAATTAGAAGATAACCAGAACATGCCACGGTTCGAGACCCTCACCACCACACAATTGTGTGACATGGAAGGGAAACTCGTCATGTGGCGCGTCAGTCTCGACTTCATGACCGAGCCCGGCGACAGGTGGTGTACCACCGATGCTGACCGGGAGGCAGCGCGCTTCGCGCGCTTTGTCCCTATCTATGGCCGTGCGCCCTGTATCACCGATCATACTTACGTGCGTACGGGAGGCCTCAATATCGCCGTTGAGGCCTGCCGACGTGTTGCCCAGAGGACCGAGCCTTCAGTTGCCAAGCTCACCGTCTTCAGTAATGAAGTTGGTAAGCTACGACTCGCCACCGTCCATCCTACGGATGTGGTGATGGCGGCGAGGGCGATCAGCTCGTTCCTCCTGAGCAGACTCCGTCACATCGCGACGAACTCCCGCATGCTACGAAATCAGACAGTTCAACTCTTCGGCAAGAGGAACGCTGTGGCGTACAGCGCTGATTTGAGCAAAGGGACAGATCCGATAAGCTGCTCCACGGCCAGGGCGGTGCTTGAAGAGGCTTTAGAAGCATTGCAAGCTCCGCGATGGATGGTGGCCGCAGTCCCGAACATCACCGGCAACATGCGCCTCCAAGACGAGCTCGGAGGAAAGATGTTAACCAGTGGTGCCCTGATGGGACTGGGACCAAGCTGGACGATTATGTCTCTTATGGTTGGCTGGGCAGCCAAGCCAATGGGGAGTTCGAAGACGCACCAGATTTGCGGGGACGATCTAGTCGCACTCTGGCCAGTAAATCACTGTAACTGGTTCGAGGCGAGGCTAGG